ATCGATTACACTCTAGGAAAACTTGTTTTATCAGAGTTCGATCCAGTTTCCATCGCAGACCCATTAAAAATTCTTCGTTTCGCTGCTAAACCAGCAACTAATAACTTCGAATCATCAAAAGATAAAATCTTTACAATCGACGAAGATGACGCAGGATCCATTAACATCAATATGTTTGCGATTGACTGATGTTTGCAAATAACTATATCTCAACAATTGTAGAGAATCAGTTGCCTGATTTTGTCAGATCAGAGCATCCAAAATTTGTTGCGCTCCTTAAAAAGTATTATGAATACATGGAGCAAGATGGTAAAACATTAAATCTCGGAAAAAATCTCTACGACTATGCTGACGTAGATACTACGAGATCTGATTTAATAAAGTATTTTAAATCTAAGATTATTCCAAACTTCCCAGAAGAAACAGAATTATCTACTGCGAAATTAATTAAAGCAGCCAGAGATTTCTATGATAAGAAAGGCACACCAGATTCATTTAAGTTTCTCTTTCGCGCATTATACAATCAAGACATTGACGTTTACTTTCCTAAAGAAGATATTCTAAAAGCATCAGACGGTAAGTGGAAACAACCACAAGCATTGCGTTTAGCATTCTCTGATACGCTAACACTAGTTGCGAATGGCAATGTCAACGTGTTTGCTGTTTCTGCGAACACGATCACTTCTAATAACATTAACTTCGTAAGCGCAAGTATCAATGTAAATTCCTATATTCAAATAGGAACAGAGAAAAGAAAAGTTACCAACGTCAATGCATCAACAATCATTGTTGAGATACCATTTGCGAATACAGGTAATGCGCAAACGTATGACTCTGCTAAACTCTATAAAGTTACACTCAGCGAATATGCATCCTTCAATGTAAATTTGTTAGAAAAGAAACTTGGCGTTGGCGAAGTATCGAGAACAACTTGCGTTATCGAAAAGGCAGTGCAAACAGTTGATAGCCAAACAGGTCGCGAGATCGTTGAACTTTATGTTTCGAATGTTCGAAGATTGTTTGATGCTGGCGAGAATCTAGTTGTCAAATATACTGAAGATGGTATAGAGAAAACATTTAAGTCTAAGATTATTTCACTTATCTCTAATCTTTCTTTGTATCGCAATCGTTTCGGTGTGGTGCAAACAGGTCGCCGTTACAAGACAGGCGATCCAGTCGTGTTTTATGGTGGTCTTGCAGATACACCTGACGCCACAGAAGCAGTTGCTGTTGTCAATAATGTTTCTACTGGTTCTATTGAATCTATTACAGTAACCAAGCCTGGATACTATTATAGCACATTCGATAATTCATTTATTCGCGTGTTATCTACTTCTGGCGTTGGCGCTAACGTTGTTATCGATTCTATTTGGGATGACGTACCAGCAAATGCTGAAATATTTGCATTTAATACCGACGCTCTTGTCTACAAGAAAGATATTCTTTTAAATGCATTAGAATACGACTTTGATAATGTAACCAATTATGTTAATGTTATTACAGGTGCAGGTAATACAGTTAACACTGTTAATTTAAACACTGCTTCCTATGTTGCAAGTAATGTTAATAACTATTACAAATCATTTATTCTACAAATAATTTCTGGCACAGGTGCAGCCAACTCGCCTAACAGCGCTCAAATATTGTCATATAATGGTACATCTAAAATTGCAACTCTATCTACTAATCTAGCAGTTGCTCCAGATAATACTAGCAATGTGAAAATTTATGCCAACGCTCAAACTGAGATTGGTCGCGCGATGACATTTGATAATGTTCTATTGGGTAGAATTAGACTTGTTGACCTTTTAGATGGTGGTGCTGCGTTTGAAGAACCACCAACCTTTGATACCGAAACAACGTATCAAACAGACTACACTTTAGACCAAGGCTATCTGAGTATTCCAACTGGTAATTTCTCAAGTTATAATAAAACAGGATTACCATATCCGTCTATTCGTTTAAGATCAGATGGTCCATACAGTTCAGCAAACGGATTCTATACTGGTTGTAGATTATTTTTAGATCCAGGTGATACAGCACACTATGCAAAAGTTGTGGATTACGTGGTAACCAATCCTGGAACAAGCGCTAATGTGAAGACACTCTACCTCGATCGCGCTTTTGAAAATAATATTAACGCGATCAATATTCTAGGATTTAGATTATTTTTGGACTTTAGACCAAGCGTTCGCACGATTGGTAAAATTGGTATTATCAATGTTAAGAAGGGTGGAAGCGGTTATAACACTGGCGATTTCTTAGAGTTTATTGGAACAGGATATGGCGCCAATGCTACATTAACTGTTTCTGGAGGCGCAATTACGTCAGTCAATTTAACCAGTCGCGGTGAAGGCTATAGCGCCATGCCGAGTGTTCGAGTCTTGGCTGCTAATGGATCGATCTCAGCAGGCGCCAATGCTGAATTTGAAGTGTTGGGATTGAGCAGCGGTGAAGAAATTACTGCTGAGACCTCAGACATTGGTCGTATTCAAGACTTCCGTATTATCAATCGTGGCTTCGATTACGCAAACACTCCTCTCGTATCATTAAAAGTTGTAGATATTTTAACTGACAATCTACCAGCCGCTACTGTTGTTCTAACAGGTGATACGGTATGGCAAGGTAATACCACAAATACCAGCGCAACGTTCCAAGGTGTCGTTGACGCATCTTATAGACCTGATACAGTCAATACTGTTATTCGCGTGTTTAACTATAGTGGTACTATTAATACTTCCGCAGCACTTAGAGTAAACACTACATCGGGCAATATTTCGGTAAACGTATCAACGCAAAACGCTGTAGTGTCATTTGCTGACATTTATGACGCTGCAGAACGCAAATATCCGTTCTATTATGGTAATGGATTGGCTAAAGCCAACGCTGAGTTCCTCAGAGGTCTTATTAAGTATGACGGATTCTATCTAAACACAGATGGATTCCCAAGTTCAGATAAGAAACTACAGAATAAAGACTACTACCACAATTATTCTTATGAATTATCTACTGAAAAATCGTTGGATGATTATAAAGAAACGATCTATCGTGTTGCGCATCCTGCAGGTATGCAGTTGTTGTCCAAGTATCTTCTAAAGAATGAGATTGACGATGACTTAACAATATCCTCGAATATCTCTACTTCAAACACTTCTCAGTCAACTAATGCCAATACAAGTTACGCAAGCAATGTTCTTTATGGTAACTCATCATTCTTCGTAAGTAAACCTGGAGAACCTGGTCCAAGAGCCAACGTAGGCGATTTAATCGTCATAAATACAACTGAAACAGCTTCTTTAAAACAATATACAAGAGTGATCGCAAACGTTGTAAGCAACGATGTAATTTGGCTGGAGTCAGCCATTGGTGGAGTTGGCGACGGTCGTTTAAGAATCACTACTGGTAATGCTAATGTTAGAGTTTATTCTAACACTTCTGCAATTACAGAAAGTTTGGAAGCCAATGACAATATTTCATTTAATATATCTGGCACTGTTTATAGAAAGAGTATCGTATCTATTACTGGTAATTTAATACAATTGAATACGTCAACTGGACTAGCCAACGCCAATGTACTTTACTTAAAGACGCCAATTTATAACGTAGTGGCGTATAAGATTATTAGGACAAATTCATGAAGTCATTAGTCTACAAAGATTTTGGAATCACGAACGCTGAAAACTTCGAGACCATGGTTTCTCTACCATTGGCAAATGTTTATGTGATGATTGGTCGATCATTACAATGGGCAAATGCGTCTAATAGTTCATTGTTAGATGACACCTATTTACCTGCTCCATATGATACGGTAGATTACGCAAATCAGTTAGCCAGAGATGGCATGATTATGAAAAAGATTACTGCTGCTGATCTTCAATTAGTAGCGCCAAGAGTTGATTGGGTAGCAAACACAGTTTATATTGCATACAATCAAACAACTAATCTATTTGTTAAGACTATTTCTACCACAATTACTGGTGGAAACGTAAATGTTTCAGGTGCATTGGCTAATACTGTTGTTGCCAATGGTATTAATCTTGCCGCATTGACTCCTGACGTAATCTCAGGAACACTTATTACTGTAGGTACTGAAACGAAAGAAGTTCATTACGTGACGCCAAACGGCACATTCCTTCGCGTTAACACAGCATTTGCTAACACATACACTTCACAAAATTTACAAGTATTAACTACGTCAGCAGTTCAATATTCAAACAAGTTTTATGTTCGTAATAACATGGATCAGGTGTTTAAATGTTTGTTTAACAATGATGGTGGTTTGTCTAGTATAATGCCAGAAATCGCATTAGATGGTCAGTTGCCAGAAAATCCATACATTGAGACATCAGATAACTACAAATGGAAGTATCTATACACTATCCCATCTGGTTTGAAAAATAAATTCTTTACTGACAAATATATGCCAGTTCTTCGTGAGTCTATTGTTTATGATAATGCTGTTGGCGGTAGTATTGATATTATTAAAATTAATAGTGGCGGAAGTGGATATTATGCTGGCGGTAGCGTTAATAATTATGCTATTGCTACAGTAACTGGTGACGGAACTCGAGCCAATGTCACTGTTGATGTAACCAGCGGTGTTATAACTGATATTAATATTCTTGATGGCGGCAATAATTATACAACCGCAATAGTGGCATTAAATGACCCACTTCAAACATCATTAGGAGCAAATGCAAATTTATCAGTTGTAATTAGCCCAAGTTATGGACACGGTGCATATCCTGTAAGAGAAATAGGTGCATCAGATATTATGATTAGCGTAGATTTTGATGGCGATTTAGGAGGCGAACTGCCTACTGAATCTGATGGAACTGACACGATAAGGCAAATTTCCATCATTAAAGATCCGCAGTATGCTAATGGCGCATATGCAACTTCAACATATTTGCCAGTCTTTACTGAGTTATCTGTTTCTGCGCCATCTGTTACATTTGATCATAACGCTATTGTGTATTCTGGTAGCAGTTATGAGAATGCAGCGTTTACGGCTCGCGTAGTTCATTTTGATGATGAAACTAATTTATTGTTAATTAACAATATTGCTGGTAATGTGAATGCTTCTATATCAGATACCATTTATCAGTACGGTAATCCCCTTGTTACTGCGAAAGTGTTTACCGTCACAAAACCAGATATAAATATTTTCAGCGGTGAGTTATTATATGTCGAGAATAGAGCAAAGATTACTCGCTCTCCTGATCAAACAGAAACAACTAAACTAGTTGTAGAATTTTAATCGTAGGTAAAATCAATGGAATTTAATGTAGAACCATATTGGGACGATTTTGAAGCGACTAATGGTGCATTAGAAAATAACTATATGCGCATTCTGTTTCGTCCTGGCTACGCTGTTCAGGCACGCGAACTCACGCAGTTACAAACTATTCTTCAGAATCAAATCAAGCAATTCGGCGATCACATTTTTAAGGATGGCTCACCAGTAATTGGTGGACATTTAACCATTGATAGTGGTGTTACTTATCTAAAATTAGAAGCGCAAGATCCAGCAGGTCAAGACATTGATCTAGAAAACTTCCTTGGTGTTACAGTATTCAATTCAGGAGCACCAAAAACTCGCGCAAAGGTTATTCAAACTTATGATACCTCCAGCGATCGCACATTGATAATTCGTTATCTTCGTGGTTCAGGATTTACAGCTGGACAAACTATTTCAACAGCAGCTGGCTTTAGTGCCAACGTTGCTACTGGTACATTTACTGGTACAGGTTCAACAGTTTCTATTAACGAAGGCGTGTTCTATGTTAATGGATTCTTCGTAACTGTTCAGCCACAAACTATAGTCCTAGATCCATATTCATCAACGCCAACTTATCGCGTTGGTTTAGAAATTGATGAAGAAATTATTACAGAATCAGTAGACAACGCACTACTAGATCCTGCTCAAGAGTCATTTAACTATCAGGCTCCAGGTGCTCATCGCTATCAATTTTCATTAAATTTAGCAAAACGTACAATCGATTCTATTGACGATAGTCGTTTTTTTGAATTATTGCGCGTAGAAAATGGTGTTATTACCAAACAAGTTAGTTATCCAATTTACTCAGAGTTAGAAAAAACTCTTGCTCGCCGCACTTATGATGAGTCTGGTAACTATGAAGTTAAACCATTTTTAGTAGATGTTTCAGCAAATACTGTTGCTGGTTCAACAGGCAATGCTAACACATTCATTGTAAATGTTCAACCTGGAAAAGCATACGTCAAGGGTTTTGAATTTGAAACGATCGGAACAACTAAACTAGCATCTGATCGCGCTAGAACTTCAACAACTAGAAAAGATTATAATCTTTCTCTTTACTATGGTAACAGAGTATATCTTTCTAACGTACAAGGCAGCGCAACTGCAGGTTTAGGAGTTTCTTATTCAGCACTCAACGAAGTTGACATTCACTGCGTTGCTGCTAATACTGTTGATCTTACAGGTATCTCAGCCAATTATTATTCTACAAGAATTGGCACTGCAAAGATCAGAAACTTAGATAGATTGACTGGCGACACATATCAACTTTATTTGACGGATATGGATTTCTCGCCTATCGTTGCAACAGCCAATGCTACAACGAATACCACAGCCATCAAGTTTCCGCCAAACTTTTCTGCTTCACCTAATGCATATCAAAATTGCATTATCACTATCGTAAATAATTTCGGATCAAATGGCAACGTCGCTAAAATCACATCATATGATGGCACGAATAGAACTGCCTTTATTAATCCGCCAATTAAAACCGCGATGCTTCGCGGTGCTACATTCTCACTCACCATTCCACCAGAATTTGCTGAATCTATTATCTCAGCAAACTCAGGATTTACTGGAGCAAACCTACAGGCAAATATTGCACTAGGAAGCCCAAGTAGAGATCCACTCGGAAATACTGTGTACGAAGATGCTACTTTGGACACAATGCTCTATAAAATACCTAACTTCTATGTGAAGTATGATAGTGATAAGAGCGTTGACTTCTTTCGTAGAATATTAAAATCAACAGTAAACTTCACAGTAAATGGTGCAGCAACTATTACTCTTACAGGTTCTGATGGTGTGCTAGATTTTGGATCTGATGGTGCACTTGTTTCATCAGCAGAACGTTCAGAGAACATCATTGTCGTCGCAAAAACTGGCGCAAACGCTGGTAAAATTATCGACATGACTCTTGGAACTAGAAGCGCATATCGAACAGACTCTGCAACGTTAACTCTTTATACCTCAAACGGTTCAGGTACAGCGTTCGACGGCGACATTTATCTAACAACAAAACTAAACAATGCCAATGGTATTGCTCGTAGAGTTAAGACGTTAGTGCAGTCTAACAGTGCTATCACAGCAGGAGATACATTATCTTCAGCATCAGCAGTTACTGGATATTCTGATATTAAAATTAATGCATCTAATGGCACTATTTGGTTTACATCAAGCAACGTTGTAAACAAAATTCCTGGCGAAAAAACATCATTGTTCTTGAGCGATGTTGTAAAAATTAACAGAATTTATGATTCTGGTAGTATCTCATATGCTCCTAATACAACTAACAAAACTGATATCACTGATCGCTATACTTTTAACTCAGGTCAAACAGATAGTTACTACGATCATGCATCAATAACTTTAAAACCTGGTGAAAATCCACCAAGTGGACAAACAGTTGTATTCGTAGATTATTATACGCATACTGGCACTGGTTATATTTCTCAAAAATCATATGCTAACAGTGTTTATGATTCTGAGCAAATTCCAGTTTATAAGAGTCAAACAGGGCAATTATATTATCTTCGCGACTGTATTGATATGCGTCCACTTCGCGTATCTGGTTTAACTGCTAATCCATATAAGGCAATTACACTTGGACCAACAGGTAATGTGGCTGCTAATGGTTATGTAATTACTGCTAATACAGCAAGATCACAAAACGTGTTGACTCCACCATTGATTACTGGTTCAATCGTTAGAATTAATAGCGAAGATAGAATTGTTGATAAGATTGACAATCCTACACAGATTAGAGTCACAAGACCATTTAATTCAGCATGCACTAATGGATCTATTCAACTAGTTGTTGAGAACATTCAATTAACTGGTGGTGTTGTACAACGTCCAACTGATTCTATGGAACTAGATTATGAATATTATCTACCAAGAATCGATAGAGTTGTAGCAACAAAGGATAAAGAATTTAAACTTATCCAAGGCGTTCCATCATTAACGCCAACACCACCTCTTGAACCAGAAGATTCAATGTCAATTTGTACAATGGATCTTCCACCATATACTGCTTCACTTAAATCAATTAATATCAAGCATATTGAAAATCGTCGATACACGATGAAAGATATTGCTATTATTGATAAGAGAGTTGCGCAGTTAGAAGATTATGTTCGACTCAAGGAATCTGAGAAGAATATTATCACAGATCCACCAAAGTCACCAGAAACGCCAAATATTAACAAACCAATCTATGGCACTATTGTTGATGAGTTCAACGATATGACGGTGACTGACACATCACCAAGCGCTGAATTCTCAGCAGCTGTTGAGAAGGGGCTATTAACCTGCGCTAAACTAATCAAAGCATACTCATTAGAACCTACAAAGTGGAGTTCTGGTGACAAACTCTTTATGCTTGGATATTCTGAAACGCCATTTGTTTCTCAGCCATTGTATTCAAATACAGCAGGTGAAGTGGTTCAGAGTGGAATTATTGCTAAATTTGAAGGATTCGCAACTCTTTCACCAGAGCGTGATTACTTCTATTCGCAAACATTCTTACCAGTACTAGGCGATACATCTGGTCGTTATGTTGAACCACCAACAACATTGGAACCTCCAGTTATTCCTGACGTTCCTTCAACACCAGGAACTGGACCAGTACCAGTTCCGCTTCCAAATTTACCATACCTAGATCCAAACTACACTGGAAATATTGTGGTAAACATTGGTGCAAATAACTATACTGATACAGTATACAACGAACCAGTGTTGGTCGGCGATCGACTACCAACCAGAAGAAGTATCGTAGTGGATATTCCTCACTGGACTACGCAACCACAAATTAGTATTTTACCGCAATATATTGATTATACCGAAACACTAAACGTTGCTCCGATTACATCAAGTAACAGTTATGTGAGCGTCAATATTGCTGCTACGCCAGATACTATTACTACGTCAAATCTCACAGCATTTAATCTTGCTTCAATTGGGTTGGCTGTTGGCGGCTTCTTGGCTATCGGTCAAAATGTTGGTATACAAGATGGTCGCGAGGAAAGATTTATTAAGTTCATTGATCCAACTGGATCATTTATACAAGTTGATACCAACTTTACTGCTAATCTCACATCAGCTAATTTGGCAAACGTTGGAATTATCGAAACCTTTACTCCAACTGTTGAAACTCAAACAGTTACATACGAGCCTTTGATTACTCAACAAATATCACTAGACTTTACGTCAATGATGCCACTCACATATCTTGATGATATTTGGGCGCCACCACTTGTAGAGCCAGTGCCACCAGTTGAGTATCCAATGCCTGTATTTGCGCCAGGATGGCTACAAGAAACCATCACTGCGCCATCAGTTGATACTGGATTTGATCAAATCTTTAATTCGCAGCCAGATGCTGCGCCAACTCCAGAAACTGATTTTAACTTTAATTTTGGCGATTTCGGATATTGGAACTTTGATAACTTTTATTATGGATCATAACTGAGGTAAAACGACATGGGTGTTTATATAAAACCAGAAGAATTAGAACGTATTAGAAATAGAGCTGCGACTAAAAAAAGTCCAGTTACTTCTACGGTCTATGATCCATACAATTATCAAACGCCGAGCATCACGCCATTTATGCGTGAGAATGATATTAACTTCCAGGTGGTAAATTTAAAACCAGAAGCAACAGCCAATATCTTTTTTGACAATATTAAAGTCAATCATTTCAGTCAAAGAGCATCTTATATTAATGCTAATAGTTCTTCAGCATTTACAAGTATTCGTATTAATGAAGGAATCTATGGTAAAACTTCAAAAGCATATGGCGAAGTTCTAGGATCATCTATTACTGGCACTGATAATCTTCTTTACTTGAATGAAAACTTTTTATCAGTAAAAGTTGCAGGCTCAAGTTTAGCAGCAACAGATTTCAATACAGACGATTATGTCTATCAAACTTCCAGTAATAATGTATTCTATTTTGACATTTATAGCGGATTCTCTTATCCGCAGTTAGAATTTTTCGGCAGAGTAAAGAACTGGGAAGTGTTGAATTCTACAACTGGCGTATTGGTCATTGAGCCATTGTCAGGTACATTTAAAACATCAGTCACTGACAGCACCAAGAATGCTATCTTCAATCAAACAAACTTTATCTACAATCGTGCAGCGACTGACGTTTATGCAAATAATAGATTTAAGACGAGTGAAGACGTAGTAAAAGTTGGTGAAACAAATGCACTATTCAATGTGACAAATTACATTGCACTTTCTTCATCAGTAAGTGGCGCAGGAATCAATTTAAAATCTATCGTTCTATCATCAAATGCTATTTCACGCGACGGATTAACAACAATTGTTGGTAACACAATTAGTATCGTTTCAGGTACTAACATGGGTTACAAGGCAAACGTTGCAGCTGTTGCATACTCCAACGCAAATGGTTGGATGATGGCTATTACTGATGCTGATATGGATTCATACTGCACATCCAACTCAGTATATTCTATTGGTGAACATACAGTCAATGACGTTGGCGCATTGTATGGTATTTTCCATATTCCTTCATACACCACGATTCGTTGGTTAGCAGGTGATCGTGTATTCACTGTGACTGATACAGCAACTTATGATGACAACAATTATAAGATGCGTGCTATTGCAAAATACACTGCACTTGGAAAACTAGACACATCAGAGAACTCAAGAAATAATGTTCTCCGTGAAATGACACCAAGCACAAGACGTGCACCAAATAAAGCAACTGAGCCAACTCAGAAAGTTAATGATCGTAAGTTTATGGCGCAAACATTCTTCACACCAAAAGGCAATTCTATTGTAAATGGTGAAGTAAAGAATGCGTTTGGTATCTATGTGACTTCTATTGATTTGTTCTTTAAAGAAAAACCAACAAACAATGACGAGTTGCTACCATTCACAGTTGGTATTTCTAAAGTTGAAAGCGGCATTCCAGGCAATGATTTGATTGCTTCTAAGACTTTAGACGCTGCTCAAATTAAAGTCTCAACGCGACCAGATGTTGCCAATAGCAGCACCTTGACTAAATTCTCATTCAAAGATCCAGTTTACTTGCTACCAGAAACAGAGTATGCTATCAAATTAATGACTGAATCTGACGACTATATTGTTTGGACTGCAACATTGGGTGGAACTTATGAAGATAGCGTTGGCAACTCAAGAAGAATTTCTGAGCAGCCATACTCTGGCAATTTTTTCAAGGCACAAAATGCTTCGAACTGGAACCCAATTCTAAACCAAGATTTGATGTTTAGAATTAATCGCGCTTCCTATGAAACATCTAATACATTCTACTTTAATATTAGCCCAACTAAATCTGAACTCAATCGCATGGGTCCAGAATATGTTTCGAACACTGTCTATGATGCAATTAAGATTTCATCTAGCGGTGAACAAACAAAGGCACCAACAAGTATTTTGTACGAAGTAAAAACAACAAGAGCAGATGGCACGTCTACTGATTATCAGAAGATTAATAATAATGAGATCTTCTACTTCAGCAGAGATACCGCTGGCGCTATTAAGCGTAGAGCAATCTTCAAGGGTGACGCAGAGTCAATTAATGTTAAGGTGACGATGACAACAAGCGATACCACAGTATCACCAATTCTAAACTATGAACAACTCAGCGCATTTACCTTGACAAATATTATTAACAATGCAGGATTGGCGAATAACTTGATTACCATTACAAATCCTGGTAATCATATGAACGCTGCAAACATTGCTATCACAATCAGTTTACCTGATATTGGTAGCGATACTGCAACAGCCAATGTATTACCTGGAATGTTGAGTGGTAATAATCTTCTTGCAATTAATATTACCAATCCAGGATCTGGATACTATTCAACGCCAGAGATCTTTATTGTTGAGCCAGGAGCACCTGCTAACGCAACTGCAGTAATTGCTGGCGAAACTGAATCTTCTGGTGGTAATATTCTTGCCAAGTACCAGACAAAGATTGTTACCTTGGAAGATGGCTTTGATGCAGGTGATCTAGTTGTAAGATTAGATGCCATCAAGCCAGCAGGAACAGACGTCGCTGTATACTTCAAGATACTATCTGCCAAGGATCTAGATAACTTTAATGATAAGAAGTGGAAGTTAATGCGTAAGGTTCGCGATAACATTTCACCTGATCTAAATAAAACAGTTCCATTGGAATATCGTTTCTCTCTTACAAAGGGTAACATTGAATATAAAGAAGGTGACAAGATGTATCCTATTGGTGGAACGTTCAAACAGTTCGCCATTAAGATTCGTCTCACATCCAGTGATCCAACTCTTGCGCCTTCAGTAGATTCTCTCCGAGTAATCGCTGTTCCAGGTGGTTAATGTATGAAGTATAAGATTAAGAATACACCGTTTACGAGAGATTTAAAAAACATGGCTATACTGTGTACGGATAAGTCTGTGAAGAACAAATACGAACAACAGATGGCATTATTAAGTGAAAACAAGCGTAGAGATGAGGAAATAAATAAAATCAAAGATGATATTTCTGACATCAAATCTTTGCTTATTAAGATGATCGAAAGAGGACAAAATGGCTAACGCAAATATATCAGCGATTCAAGTTACAAATACCTTTGATGAATGGCGTGTTGCCACGAACGATCTTATTCAGGATCGTAACATTCTTCGCAACAAAACCTATGTAAAAGACGAATCTGATCTTCAGTTAGCCAATGGCGCATTAACTCTTTCGCGCTCAACAGGCGGTGTTCTACTCACGATCACTGGTAGCGGCGGCGCACTTGTTGGCGGCACAACTACGACTTCTGATCTCACTGTTCAAGATGACGCTTCTGTTGCAAATAATCTTACAGTTAGCGGAAATGTGATTGCATCTGGTAACGTTACTGTAGGCAGAAATGTTAATGTCGCTATGGAACTTGCCGTCACTGGTAATGTTTCTGTAAATGTCGACAGATTTACAATTGATGCCAACACTGGCAACGTAACAGCGAAAGGCGATATTATTCTTGATGGCGGAGATTTAGTTTCTACAGCAAATGCCAACGTTGTAAATACATCTTCTGATACTGTCAGTTTAGGTGGCGCTGCAGCCACAGTTCGCATTGGATCCACTGGTGGTACAACTATCCTTCGTGGTAAAGCAAACGTAACTGGCACAGCAAATTTACTTGCTGGCGCCACAGTCACTGGTGATCTAGCAGTATCAAACGGAGTAATTGTTACAGCCAACAGTTATTTAAATGCCAACGTAAATGTTGGTGAAACAATTTATGTCAACGGTATTGTAGCATCAAGATTTAAGAATGTCGATATTTCAAATATCGCTACAATTGACAATGCGTTTATCACAACTCTCACAATAACCAATCCTATTCAATCACTAGGCACAGGCGCAAATAGTTGGTCATTGAGAATGGGTTCTTCAAGTGATGCGGAAGGATTCTTCCGCGTTACTCGCAGCGTTGCTTCAGGTAACGTTGATATTTGGTGGGACGAAACAGATGACACTTGGAAGTTTGTTCGCAATTATCCTAACCATGGTAATGAAAGAGCAAATCTTAGCGCAACTCTAAAGAGCGTTCGCGACTTTGTCATTAATACCACTGCAACAGCAACTCAAACGGTTGATCTTTCATTGTCTAACTGGTTTAGATACACGCTGAATCAAAATACAACAATACAGTTTGCTAATGCGCCAACCAGTGGAGTTGGTATTACTGCAACATTGTTGATCAATCAAGATGGCGTTGGCAGTAGAACACTTACGTTTGCAAATACTGTTTACTTTGCTAATGGAACAACGCCAACTGCCACAACAAATGCGAACTCAGAAGATATGTGGACATTTACCACATACGATGGCGGACAATCATTTATTGGTGCTCTAGCAATCAAAGATTCTTTCGTTCGCAGAATACCAGATGGTTTAGTTGAATATCTAGTTGTTGCTGGCGGTGGCGGCGGCGGTGCTGCAGATCATTTTTGGTACCATATGTCTGGCGGTGGCGGTGGTGGCGGCGGTGGTGTCCTCAGCAGTCCATCAATGAATATCGCAAGCAACACAACGTATACAGTCACAGTTGGTGCTGGTGGTTCTGGCGCATGGGATGCTAGTTTTTATGCTTCTGGCGTTCCATCAACGAGATATGGTTTTCAAAGCGCTCCAGGAACATCTGGATACGTTGTAGCATCTTCTGGCGCAAATTCATCTATCACAGGACCAACACCATTTGCAAATGTTATATCTGTTGGTGGTGGTTGCGGTGGAATGGATTATTTTGCGGGCGGAAGGTATGCTAATAACGCTCCGAATCCAAATGGTATTGGTACTGCAGGATTTCCAGGTGGTTCAGGTGGCGGTGATGGACGAGGTGGAATTTTTGCTGCATATAGAAGTGGTTTGCCATCCCAATATAATTTATCAATGAATTTACCGTATTATCCTGGAGCAGGTCCAGGGACAACTGCCACGCTTCCATATACTTATGGCACAGCAAATCTTGCTGTTATATTTGGTGGAAACGTAGCCTCACCTGGTCCATCATATACTCCAACAGCAAATCTTGCTCAACCATATACTTGGGATGCTGCAAATAGTCGTTTTGTGTATGATCTTAATGTTGCTGGAATAACAGGATTTGGATACTCTGGCGGCGGATCAGGAACTCCAGGACAAGGATTTGATGGTGGATATGGTGGTTATCTTTATACTGTCAATGCTCACAGCACTCGAACTAATACGATGCCTGGTTTCATTGGTGGAGGTGGATCATATGTGCCAAATCCTGGTAGTTTTACAGCATCGCCATTTTTAACTACTGCAGATGATGTAAAAAGACATTTCTTCATATATGGAATACTCGTCGGTGGTGCAGGAGCAGGTGGCGGTGGTGGCGCTGGTGGTATTGGCGAAACAGCACCAGCAGTAGAGTTCGGACCTCCATATGGTGGTATTAATTATGATCTTGGATTTATAGTTCCTGGAGGAACTAATCCGTATATTAATCCAATTGCTGGAGCTGCAGTTCCAATATTAACTGGACAACAACAAGGTGCTAACGGCGGAATTGGTGTTACGTCGACAATTTCAGGATCTTCTGTGATTTATGGCGCTGGCGGCGGTGGTTATGGTTATGCAATTGGTGGTAAGGCTGGCGGAAACGTAAGCGCTAACGGTGCAGGTGCAGGTGGATTTGGCGGTCAGTTGACATATGGTCCAACAGGATCATTTACTCAGGCGCCAGGAACTCCAGGATACACAGGCAATACAGCAACTAACGCTGCATTCTCAACTGCAGTTGTTAATCGCGGTGGTGGTGGCGGAGGCTCGTCAATGGCTGCTGGCGCAGGTGGATCTGGTGTTGTTATTATTCGTTACCCAATTCGTTCACTTAACGGTAAAGTGTTGTACATTCCAGCATCTTCAAATACTGGATCGCCAACATATACAGAATCAGGTGGATATAGAATTTATACGTTTACAGGGTCAGGTTCTATTACTTGGGCTCTTTAATAAATATCGGTATTCACTATAGAGAATAATAATGCCCTATGCAGAACTTACAGTAGACCAAGGTACAACCTTTGAAAGTACGCTTGATTTAGTCAATGATGATGGTTCTGCTATCAACGTGACAAACTTTGTCTTTACTGGATCCATCCGTAAATCTTATTATTCCAGTAACGTGACTGCTAATTTAATGATTACTATTGTTAATGCTGTAAACGGAAACGTGAATATCAGCCTAAACGCAGCCACAACTGCCAACATAAAAGCAGGGCGTTATCTTTATGACGTTAAGATGAAAGATACATCAAATGTAGTGACTAGAATTGTGGAAGGTATCATGACTATAACTCCACAGGTCACTAAATAAATGAATATACGTCCAAGAATTAAAGTAGTAGTAAGTTCAGATACAAGAGTTGGTAGAGTAACCTTCAACAAAGTTGCTCGAACTGGTTCTGTTAGATTTACAGATTTATCTGATGTTGTTTCTACTGGGCAGACTGATGGCTCAGTTTTGGTATATAATGCAAACACAAACATATATGAAGTAAAAACATTACCCAAGGTTGATGGGGGAACATATTAATGTCCACTCTGGTACAAATTAAACGATCGACAGCGAATGTCGCCCCTCCGTCACTCATAGAAGGCGAGTTAGCGTATTCCTATGTAAGTAATACATTATTCATTGGCGATACAGCCAATGGTGTAATGAATATTGGCGGTAAGTTATATACCGATTTAATTGATGCAGGTTCAGCCGCAAATGGGTCGATGACCTTTGTTCGTCGATATTCAAATGGTTCTGCTCAGTTCTCTCAGCTCGATATTCTTGTTTCTCCAACTGCGAATAGTCACGTTGCAACAAAGCAATATGTTGACGAAGCAGTTACAGCCAATGTAACGCTCGCATCACTTAATGACGTCAATATTGGCGCACCATTCAGTGATCAGAATAACAAAATCTTAATCGGTAACAGCGCAGGATACTATGTTGGAACTGCAGTTACTGGTAATGTTTCGATTTCAAACACTGGCGTCATTACTATCGGCGCAGGTCAAGTTGTCAATTCAATGCTTGCCAATGCCAAGATTGGCGTTGTCGCAGGCGCAGGTTTAGCAAGTAATCTTGCAGTACCAGCACTGGGTGAGACTGTACAACTTGATGTAATTGCTGGTGATGGTATTAGCAACACTGGCGACGCAATCGCAGTTGATAATACTGTTGTTCGCACCAGCGGAACACAGACAATCAATGGTCTCAAAACATTTAATGACACTGTTACCATTGACGATAATCTATATGTTACAGGAAACATTTTCCTAAATGGTAACACAACGTATATCAACGTTGCCACATTAAATGTTGCTGATCCATTAATCTATCTTGCATCTAATAATTACTCATCCGATATCGTTGATATTGGTTTCATGGGTGCAAAGAATACTGCAGGTCAGTATAGCCATACAGGTCTTGCTCGTCACGCAGCGGATGGTATTTGGTATCTCTTTGATAATCTTGCCGAAGAAGGTCATGTTAATAACGTTGTAGACGTTGCAAATACAACGTATGCACTATTGCGCGCAAACATTGACGCGAAGTCAATGAATACTCAAACATTGGGTATTTCTCAGACGCTATATGTGACAGGCAATACAACATTATCATCTAACTTAACAGTATCGAAAAATGTTTCGATCAGTCAAAACTTAACTGTAACAGGAACTGCAGACTTTGGTTCTCTCACATTAAGTTCGCCGCTCGGAGTACCATCAGGTGGTACTGGTAAGGCATCATTTACAGCGAATGGTGTATTCTTTGCGAATACTACATCTTCGTTGTCGTTTGCAACAGGTACAGAAGGTCAGGTTTTACAAATTGCATCAGGAGTTCCAGCATTTGCTATGCTAGATGGTGGCTCCTTCTAATAGGAGTATGTTATGAATGAACAAGCATTTATTAATGCATATATTAAGTTATTAAATGATTCTTTTAACGAAGCGATAAATAAAAACATAGTTTTACAGGCACAGTTAGAAGTAGCAAAAAAAGATGTTGGAAGGGTTGCAGAACTTGAGGAAAAAGTAAAACAACTATCAACAGAATCATTTGATAATAGTGGGCTTGCTGGTAGGTTACAAGAACTCGAGAGGCAACTAGCCGAATCTCGCAATCAAAGCAAGTCCGTTGTTGAAAATTTAAATTCTCAACTTGCAAATAAAGCAATGCAGGCTGAGACGTTTAAGCGAGAAGTTTTGTCATGTCGTGAGACCATCAAAAATTTGACAAACGAGATTCAGGTTTTAAAGAGCAGAAAAAAGAAAAAACCTGTTAATGAAACTGTGACAGAGAATGTGGTTGAACATGCTGCTGAAGCAAAAATAGAGGATTCAAGTAGCGACACATTCTAATGTCAACAACGATACGAATTAAAAAATCTGGAACAGCAAGCAATACTCCTGGAACACTGGAGTTTGGCGAACTTGCCATCAACTATGCTGATGGCAAACTGTTTTATAAAGATGCCACTGGAAACATTCAACAGTTTTCCAGCGGTGGCAATATTAATGCATTCGAAACTGTTAATGCTAACGGTTCTTTGCTTATTGCTGATTCGAATACTGACATTTTAAATATCATCGCTGGTACAGGTATCGACATCAGTGGCAACACTGTTAGCGATACATTCACGATAACTTCACGTTTAGATAATACTGTAACCAGCACTAGCACAACTTCAGCTGCTACACCTGCTGCAGTAAATGCTGTTCACACGATAGCCACTGGTGCATATACACTAGCAAATTCTAATTATTTGCCAGCAGTTACACGATTAAATGTTACTGCACCTGGAATATATTATTCTATAGATCAGTATTCAGGAAATAATCCTACTCTTTATATTCGTGCTGGCGAAACATTAGCATTTAATTTAAGTGTATCTGGTCATCCATTTATGATTCGCGTCTCAAGTGGCGGCGCAAATTATAATACTGGATTAACACACGTTGCTGCTAATGGTGCAATAAGCACTGATGGAAGTGCGCAAGGGCAAGTCAGCGGAACTCTATATTGGAAAGTTCCATTTGAATTACAAGGCAATACTTATGTCTATCAATGTTCCGTTCATAGCGGAATGGTTGGTAATGTTGTTATTGAGCAGCCAACAGCAAATGTATTATCTGTTGCCACATCAGCATACGGTCAAGCAAACGCAGCATATACTCAAGCGAACGCTGCTTATGTTCAGGCTAATGCAGCATACACTAAAGCCAATGCACCAATTACTATTAGAGAAATATATTCTAGTAATGGTAATGTTATTAATTCATTCGCAAATATTAATACAATTCAGTTTGATACTGAATCTGGATTAGCAGTTGTAGATGAAAGTAATAATGCTGTCACAATTCAATTAAACAGCACATTTAAGTATTGGAATATTAATGGTAATCCAGGTCTTGTTGCAACAGGATTAGACACAGTTAATTTTATCGGTAGTGGAATTACCATCACCGCAAATAATAATGCTTCGCCAAAAACAATCACCTTTACATCTACTGGTGGTGGGGGTGGTGGAAGCAACACTGAAATTATTGTTGATTCGAATACTGTAGTTGCACAAACAAATACCTTTACATTATCTCAAAACGTAAACGCAATTAGTCAATTAGTTGTAGCCAAAAACGGTTTACAACTTACACCTAATCTTCATTTTATAGTCTCAGGAAATACAGTAACATTAAACGCTGTTGCTGAGATTAATGATGTCATGACGTTTACAAATTTTAGAAGCGTGACAGGAACAAGTAGTGGAGCAGGATTAACGCAGTATTCATATAACACCACAACATCATCAATTGAAACTGTTGATGAGTGGTCAAAATCTACTTACAGAAGCGCAAAGTATCAGATGCAAGTTGAAAGTGGTGCTGGCTATTATAGCACTGATATTATGCTAATTCATGATGGTGTTTCTACGAATTTAGTTCAATATGGAACCGTATCATTTGCTTCTAATGTTGGCGTATTTTCTTCTGACATTAGTGGAAGCAACGTTAGACTTCGTTTTACTGCCACAGATGCTACATCCAATTTAACCTACTTTAGAACAATACTTGCTAACAGAGCATCTGAATCATTACCATCTGATCTAATGAATGGAAACGATTCTTATGATCTAATGTTAACACTTCCATTCAACCCAACAGACTTAAATTAGATAAATAGTTGTATTTAAGAGAGAACTCCGATGCCAACAACATTACAATTTAGACGCTATGGTACTGCTGCCACTGCATCTGTTACAGGTGCGAATGGTGAAATTACCATTGACACAGATAAGGAA